AAATCCTTGGCTGCATTACCGGCTCGGACAAAATAGTCTTTAGTCCGATTCAAAGCGTTTCCGGCAGTATCAGTTATTCGATTAAAGCTATTTCTTAATCCACCATCGGCAACAAATAAGCGGAACCGATTCCAAGCTTTCCAAGTCCTTCCAACCCCGCTGACGAAAGTTCCCGCAAATGAGACGACTGCAGCACCAACCATCAGAAACGGCGCTGCCAATGTCATTACGGCAGCTCCGCCCACCAACAGCACAGCAATCGTTGCAGCTATTTCCGGATGTGCATTCATAAAACCGGCTGCCATATCGGCAATTTTTTCCACCAACTGTCCCATTTTCGGGATAATTTCTTTTATAACCGCATCGGACTTCATCAGGCGTTCCGCAAAATTGATTTTAATGGCCTGCAGCCGGTTCGCAGCAATTTCCAGTTTTGCCGCTTCGCTGCTTTCCAGCGTCTTTTGCGATGTTTCGGCGGTACCCTTGGAGTTCTGGACCGCTTTCATCTTCGCCTGCATATCCGCCGTTTTACTGGCCAGCAGGGCAATGGTTCGCAGGCCTTCATCGCCGAATGCTTTCTTGAAGGCTTCCTGTACTTTCGGCGACATCTGTTCGAAACTGCCATACATCTGGTTAATATTTGCCAATGTGCCTATAAAATCAATGCCGCCCTGGGCGTTCCTTGCCAGTGAAAATCCCAGTTCACTGCTGGCCTTCGTCATCTGCCGCATGGCTGCAGCATAAGCCGTACCAGCCTGCCCGCCAACCAGACCGGCATTATTCAACGCACCGACAGCCACGTTAATCTCTTCAAACGACTGGCCAAATTGTAACGCAGTCGGAATCGCATACTTCAAACCTTCCGACAGCTGGTTCAGGTTCTTGATCTGGAACAGCTGCTGGGTCTTGGAAATTACGTCGCCAAACTTTCCAATCTCGCTGGCCGCATCCTTGGTTTTATCGCCCATATTGTTATAGGCTACCGCAATCAGCGCCGCCGCATCCGCCGAATCGCCCATGGTGGCCCGGGCCGTCCGCATAGCCGTCTCCGTGGCCGCAATCGCCTGCACATCGTTCAGACCGGCAGACGCCATCTGGTAGGCCGTCTGGATGTACTGGTTCGCGCTTTCCCGGTGCGCCTTGGACCAGGCAATCGCTTTCTGCTTCGTCATCTCCATGGACTTGTCCATGCCGCCCATGGTGGTCGTGGTAACCGTGGAAAGGGCCAGCAGGGACTCTTCCACTTCCATATACGGCTCTTTCATACTGCTGATGAAATTATTTGCCGATACGGCCGCGCTGCCGATCACTGCAGAGGTAAGCCCCAACCTCTGGCCAAACGCCTGCATCTTCTGCCCTTTTTCAATTATCTTTTCGCATTTCATAAAGGTGTCTTGAATTTTTTTGATTTTTTCTGAGGCGTTATCCTTGGCAGAAAACTCAACGCCTACTTTATACTCCTTAGCCATTGCAATAAACCCTTCTTTGCGATATAATAATTAAAAAGAATTTGGAAAAACAGGAGGTGCGGCACATGGAATTTATGATCGGTATATGCTCGGTAGCCTTCGTTTTCGGCGCTGTTATCGGAACCTTGTATGCCTTCATCTTTTATGGCATTCCATTTCTTTTTGATGTTATCAAAACTATAATTGAATTGATTATGGAAATACCTGAACTTTATAAAGCAGGTGTCGCAGGTTTCAAAAGAGGATGGAACCGACATTCTTCTGAACAACAGAATTAATCTGCTCCCTTTCAATCTCGACTAACAGGCTGGCAGTGGCAGCACACCGGATGAATTCTTCATCATCCATGGCGTCCACTTCCTGCGGTCTCAAACCCAACTCCCGGATGATCAACCCTCTGGCAATCGCCAGAGGGTTTTCTTTTTGCGCCTGCCGTTCTTCTACAATTCGGTCGTGGTAAAATTTGCGGTAATACCAACAAGGTCACCGATTTCCCCGGCTAACGCCGTGGGCAGGCCGGGCTTGTCTTCGAAGATCTTCACCAGGGTATCCTGCGACGGATACAGCAGCAGGTCAAAAACAAACTGCTGGGCCGCTGCGCTAACCGACTTTTTGGAAACGCCGGACTGGAACCTTGAGATTGCCGCCCTGGTCGGTTTCTTAATGTACACCTCAAGCGTCATGTCTTCTTCATCGGCAGCAAGCTTGTACACTTTTCCGAAACAGGTCTTCCAGTCCCGGATCATTTCGTCCGTCACTTCGTTCAGTACTTCATCTTTCATAACTTCATCCATCGTTTAATCCCCCTTTACCACTGTTCTACGCCGTTCAATTTGATGCCACCCAGGATCGTAAAGTCCAGTTCGATCTTCGTGCCGCTGTCCCCCTGTTCGTGGGAATTGCTGCGTTTCGTCCAGATACACTGCTCCAACGTATCCACGATAGTCGGCTTCCCTTCGTTCGCATAGTTAAGGATGATCGGGAAGGGCTTCATCTTGTAGATACTTCCGCCAGCTGCGGACTGCATCAGCTCGTACTCTTCCCTTTCAATCGTCAACTTCCCGGATCCTTTCCGGTTGCCCCGGCCATACCCGATGGGCGTGCTGCCTTTGCCATAGATGGCTTCCGTCTCATGTTCATCTTCATAGTTGATGGACTGGATGCCCACCAGGATGCCATGATCCATGGCGACGGTCAGGCTTTCCCAGTCATACTTGATTCCGTTGATCATTTATTTTCCCTCCATCATGCCGCCAGTAAGAACGGGTTTTCCAGGCCGATATCAATCTCAATTTCCCGCATGATCGGCACCGGAACGATGCGGATCTTGACGCGCAGCCGGGATGTTGCGTACACATCCTGCCCTTCTGGAATCACAACCGTACCGGAAACGATCTCCTTGTCGCCAACCTGTACGGCCAGCGCATGTGACAAGAATGCTTCCAGCACCTTCTGCCCGTCTTCCGTTGCTTCTGCTTTTACTTTTTTCAGCGCCTGGGAACGTACCAGCTCGCAGGAATGATCCATGACGCGCCGGTTTTCTTCCTGTTCATAATCACTGCCATTTTCTGCCATCATGCGGCCATTGGTCACGTAGGTCCCGTTCATCCCGATAAATTTCCGGACAGTGGTGAAGCCTGCGTTATCCAGCTCCAGGATGTGCGCATTATTCAGCCCTTCCGGCTGGATGTTCACCACGCCGGGCAAGCTGCCCAGTTCCACCGCGCCGGGAGACTGTTGCCGCTTCAGGCCGCAGACATATCCGCGGATAATACCGCCCAGGTTCCGGACGGCCTGTTTACCTGTCAGCATGTCGGTCACTGTACCGAAAGCTGCGTGAACCTGTACACGGGTGCTGGCAAAATTGGCCCGCATGGCAATAATCCGCTGTACCCATTCGTCCACCGTTTCACCGGCGTTCATGTACGGCGCGTCACAACAACAATAACTGTAACGGAAATCTGACTCCGCCTGCTGCATCAGCACATCCATGGCGGTCCACAACGCCTGGTCGCTTTCCCCGCATACATGGACGCATTCAAAGGCCAGCGCAGAATCCAGCAGCACCTTCACCGCTGCAATGATGCTGGCCATGCTGGCTTGCGGCGCGGTCGTGGCAAACGTAAATACCGAACCCGCAACATAAGTTCCGGTAAAGGACAGGCTCAGGCCAGTATCTTCCAGCGCATACGTACCGGAAGCCGGGACCGTGATTACTCCGCTGTAATTGGAGCCGCCATCCAGCGCATACCGGAAGGTCGCTTCGTTCTTCTCGCCGCCGGATACAATTTCCGCTTTCACGTTGTAGGCATCCAGCGGCTTGCCGGTAACCGTCACGGTCCCGGTGTCGCTTTCGCTGGCAGCGGCCTTAACAACTGCTCCCACCGTCCCGTCAATATCACCGGCAGCCCGCACTGCATAAACCTGTTTGCTGCCGCCGGAGAAACTGTCGCCCAACGCGTCCACCAGAACGCCGCTGCCAAAGGTTCCCGCAATCTGGTCGGAATCCGACAGCAGGGCAATCTGGTTCACCCTGCCTTTGGAGCTGACGCCCACTTTTGCAGTGATCCCGGCAGAACCGCCCGGCAGGATACCCAGGCCAAAATCTGTAATACTGAGATACACGTCTGGTAATCTGTTGTTTGGCATCTTCGATTACTCTCCTTTCATGGGGCCATGCAGCAGTCTGTCCACTGCTGCCACATACTCTTCCCGCGTCATCGCTTTGCCGGCAGCCCACTTGTTCCGCACTTTCAGCGCCGCGAACACATAGCCCGGCGTGTTTTCATTTTTCGCATGTTCTTCAATGGTCAGAAGATCATTCGTTTCTTCATACATCATTCAGCTCTCCTTTATTCACAAACTCGCCCTCCGGAACAACATCCTGGATCAACGGAACCACCTTCCGGATCCAGACGCCGCCCACGGCAATCAGTCCGATTTGCACCAGGTTCCTGTCCGCCACTTCGCTGTCTTCGTCAGCCGTCACGCTCTGGTTCAGGGACAGTTTGACAGCAAACCCTTGGCTGTCCGGAATATAACGCGGAATCTGGCTTAAAAACTCATCCGCCAGCAGCTGGCTGCGTTCCGGTGTGGCCGCCATGATCTTTACCAGCACCGTCACCGTCACGATAGCCTTCCGTTTCGTCCAGATGCGCTCCGTCGATGTATCGGAGTAAGAAAACTTTTCGTTCCGGTGTTCGTACTGGTCTTCGACCGGAAATGTCACGCTGGCCCATTCCGCAGGTTTTGCCACATTGGCGTCCCTGGCGCTGGCCAGTACCTTTTTGGTGCCCACGTCCTGCAGCAGCTGCTCCAGGTATTTCTTCACGTCGTAGCTGATCATTTCAGGGCCTCTTCAATCATCTTTTCACAAATCTCTTTAATGTCCGTCACGTCATCCTCGCCAATCCCGATGAAGGGGCGGGCGGGGATCTTCACCTTCTTTTTCATGGCCCAGCGGCCTCCGGATTTAAACCGCAGCCATTTCTTCCGTCTCGGTTTGATGGTGCCGCCGTACTGGTGGATGGCCGCGTACCGGACATTCGTCCCCACTTCCACGTGGTCGAAATACACCTTCTTGGTGATGGAGTTTCGGAGCCTCCGGGTATCCACCAGCGTCTGGCCTTTCTTCTGGCTGTGCTTCCAGGGCTTCCCTTCCGGATCCTTTCCGTCCCGGAACCGCTGCTGGGTGTTGGCGATTATCGCTTCCCCGGCCTACTCATGCAATTTCCGGTAGTCGATGTTCCCCAGCTTTTGCAGACATTTCCGGAACTTTTCCCAGTCCCCGAACAACTGCGCCATGTCAGTAGCCTCCCATCTTATTCCGGGTGAACAGCCGTTCATTGGAACGGATCCGCAGATTCCCGGTTCCTTCCGTCCCCGGTCCGTATCCGCCTGCAGCTCCGTTCCCGGAAACCGGCAGGTCTACCTTCCCGGCAGCCACTTGCTTCAGGAAGTCGAGGGCCATCTTATACCGCAGGTAGATGACATAATCCTCGGACTCTTCCGTGAACCGGAAGCCCTGGCGGGAAAAGATATGGAACAGCGCCATGTCCACGCAATATTTCTTCAGGACCTCCGGGACGGTTGCGAAGGGAAGCGTGTACCGGCTACAGTAGGCGTCGATCTCCGCCGATGCCTGAGTAATGCCGTAGTCGATCACGTCCATCAGCAGGTTGCCGTCTTCGTCACCGGCCACCCGCTCCAGCACATCCTGGTTGACCTGTTTCTGCAGGTCTTCTACCGTGCAGTACATCACGCGCCTGCACCGGTACTGCCGTAGGCCAGCTGCCACAAGGTGTAGCCCGCGTTGCCTCTGGCATCTACGCCGTACACGAATTTTTTCTCCATGAAAACCTTTTCGTTATCCGGATTGGTGTGGGCCACGAATTCCGGTTTGCGGCGTTCCTGGAACACCAGCGGCTTGATGGCCTTGCTTGTATCCAGCAGGAACCAGTAATCCGGCTGATCCGCCAGGCGCGGGGAAACCAAGAGTTCCGCCGTGTCTTTGTAGGGATTGGATTCCATCACATAGGAATTATCCGGCTGCTTCACCGCAATCAGGTCGCTCTTCAGAATCCGGCGAGCCGTTTCTTCCAGGGCCGGGGAAACGATCAGCAGGTTCGGTACCAGGCCCATGGGCTTGCCCTCGTCATCGCACACGCTCATGATGGCGGCGCGGCCTGCCTTGTAGCTTTCCTGGCTCAGCGGCGCAGTGCCCTTATTGCTGACAGTCTTCTTGCCTACCTTGTGGTCTGTGGCAAAGAAGTTCTTGCCGTCATAGCATTTTTCCGTGAAGCCGTTCTTCAGGCATTCATAGACCAGTTCGTCCGGCCACAGGGTCGCCGCCTGGCCCATGCCCTGCACCAGCGGGGCATAGACGCCGTAAGCGTCGTCTTCGATGTCGTCACGGTCCACTTCCACCGTGTCTTCATAGCTTTCATTTTTCAGGGTATAGCCTTCTGCTGCCAGCTGCTTCACCGCGCGTTCGCCGATCCATTTCTTCATTTTCGGCATCGCGCCCAGCCATGCGTAGTTTTCATATTTGGCAGAGCTGGGCACTTTCATGGCGAACTTCTCCCAGGTCGGCTGCGCCAGTCCCACACCCTTGTTGAACAGCGTATTGAAGCTCTGCTGAATCGCTTTTAAAGCGTTGCTGTTGATGATCATTCGTAAATACCTCCCATTTCTACCCATACACAACCGTCTTCAAATCCCAGCACGCGGCCCGCTTTGGAAGAACCGGTGGAAACCGCGCCTACCGTCAGGCTGTCCACAAAATAGCAGTCGCCCAGGGTGTTTGCCAGGGCCAGGGCGTCATCGCCCGTGCCGTTCTGCATCAGGAACACGCCGCGCTGCACGCGGACCGTCGCCGTTTCACCCGCGCCGGTAGACACGCTTTCATCCGCCAAGCCCACGGCTTTCAGGTTCGCCGCCTTGGATGCCGCCACCGCGTAACCGGAGCTGTTTACCGCCACCATGTGGCCCGCTTCGATCGTGGTGTTCGCCGCAACCTGCAATACCAGAAATTTACCCATACGGTACGTCTTTTTTTCTTCCATCATTTACCCGCCTTTCCGTATTTCTTCACGTCATCTTCCGTCAGGCCCAGCGCCTTGTTGACCTGGGTCTCCGTTTCATCTGCTGCCGGTGCGTCGGTCTTCTTGCCGCCCGCCAGCTCTTCGCCCACCGGTACCGCCGCACCTTTGGCTGTCATGGCCACAAATTCTTTGAAGCTTTCCGGAGCGGTTTTGGCGTATTCCATGGCCCAGGCCTTCTGTGCCGGGGTGATCTTCCCGTCCTTCAGGGCCAGTTCCACCATGTCGGTGGTCTCCTTGTCCGCCAGCTGCTTTTTCAGCGCTTCGTAATCTTCCGCTTTCACGAAGCCCGCCGGGTTCTTCAGGGCCATGATCTTGCCCTTCACGTCATCCAGTGAGGCATCGTCCGCTGCGCCCAGCAGATTCAGCACATCCTTGTGCGCCACCACCTTCACCGGTTTCATCAGGGCCGTGCATTTTTCCAGCACTGCGTCTTCCGTAGCGTCATCGGCCAGGCCCAGCGCTTTTGCCAGTTTTTTCAAAAATTCGTTCATGTCTTCCTCCTTGTTTTTATTTCCCGCCTTGTTGGC